CTAATCAAACTTCCGAAAGAACGTGGTCAAAAACTCTTGTAATCGTCGCCGTTCCTCCTCGTTGAGTTTATATGTTTTTTCTTTAAAGGTCACTTCGCCCATTTCGATATCGCTGGCAATATCATGCACTAGATTGATTCGTTTTGCAGGCGGGTCTTTTTGTATGAGCTTATCCACAGGGACATCGAAAAAGTAGGCGAGCCTCTCGATTCTCCCCACGTCTTTAAGCTGCCCGATCTCATAATTTCGATACGCTGAGCAGGATATGCCGAGCCGATCGGCGACCTCTTTTTGCGTCAGTTTTCTTTCACTCCTTAGTTCTCGGAGGAGTTTCCCGTCTATCCTGGTAAGCGCTACAACTTTCACGGGGTTAATCTCGTGTACGGGGCTTGTGGTAATCCCATATCTCTCCATCCACTCGTCCCATTCGGGAGGCGTTTGCATTCTGCGCCCACGATAAGACGACACCGACGATTGGTAGGCTTTCGCGATGTTGCTGCATCGGAGAGAGCAATATTTTCTTCGTGCACTCCCTGCCGGGATTACGCCACCACACACTCTGCACAGCTCAGGTCTTTTTTCGTTCTCTGCCCTTTTCTTTGCTTTATGCTTTCTGACAGATTCTCTCCTACGCTCTATTTTACAATCTGGGCAAAACAGGGCATGCGGAGCTCCAATAAACAAGGCTCCGCAGTGTATGCAGATATGTTCTGTTTTTCTCATGGTAGCATCTTCTCGATGACAGCAATCCTCTGACCTATTGTCATATGCTCGATCTTTGTGCTCAAGGCATTGCGCTCCTCCTGTGTGCTGGATGCAGCATCCAGCACGTCGAGGTGAAGGCCTCTAATTTTGCGGCGATCGATTGCAGCCCCGCAGATCACCTCGCTGAGGATCGCCGTCTCATCCTCCGAGAAGTCCGGCAGCTCCTCGAGGTCGAGCAGAATGCCATACCGCTCGACGATCTCACCGAGACGGGCGGAGAAGCTCGCCCCCGCCTCCTTCACGTCCGCTTCGAGCCCCGCAAGTGCAGGGTTCATGTAGACTTGCTTAGTCTTTGCCACTTTGATTCTCCTCCTTTTGATAACAAGAGGGGCTTGCGCCTCTCTCTTTGCTGTTACGCTACGTACTCAGCCTTTTCTTCTGCCGACATGTTGCCGACAACGGAGTAGTCTGCGATGTCGTCCCAATCACACGCACAGCTTTCATCGGTGTATTCGGGGTCATATTCCTCTTCGGGGAGAATCTCCCAGCGGAGTTCGTAGACGGGGATGTACCCATCCTCGTCCGGTGCGTCGTCCGGGCAAAATGCCGAGGCGGCGTAATATCCGCTCCCCGTACCCGTGAGGTACGGATCCTGCATCGTAACAAACTTCTTTCCGTTGTTGCTCTTGTACATTTCCATTTTGATTACCTCCTATTTTCTTCTGGGCTTTATGCCCCTCACCTTTATCTTGATTTTATTATAGCGTGTATATACATCTTTGTCAATGGTCTATATACATATTTTTTATTTTTATGTGTATATATTTTAGGGCACAAAAATAAGCCCCAGAGCCGAAGCCCCGGGGCTATGGAAAACATTACCACTCTGCGACCGTATACATCACACTGCCGCCCTTGACTTTTGTCGATTGCCCATGCACAAGACCTTCCCAGCGTCCAAGCTGCACGCCTGCCGTCCAATAGGTCTGCGTGTCAATCTGCGTGACACCCGCCTTGATCTTATGCGCCTTATTAAGGTTGATTTTATACACGTCAACCTTCTGCTGATCTGCTGGCAGGTCTTTTCCGTCCTTGTCCTTTGTGATCGGCGTGACCACAGTACGGTCACTTTTTTCGCGCGCCACCCGTGGCAGGGTCGGGTCATCCTCCCGTATCTGCCGCTCGACGACCTGCGCAGCACGCTCCACCGTCGGAGCGGTTACATGGTACGTCACCGTAGGTGCGCGCTGTCCCGCCTGCACGGCCGCAAGCCGCCGCTGCAGTGTCTCAGCGTTGCTCTTTGAGATATCGAGCTGCGCCCGCAGTGCTTCCGCGTCCTGTGTCTGCTCCTGTGTCAGGACTGTGGGCTTTTCCGCCGCCGTCTGCTCGGATGCAGAGTTCCGGCCAACGGCGTATGCAATGCCGATAATCAGCAGACACAAGATCACCAGCAGAGCCGTTTTGTTTTTTATAATGATATCTTTCACCCGTTCAAGCATAATAATTCCCCTCCTCACTGATTGGCGTAGAAATTCGCCTTGCCGACGATCTCATCCATCTGCGCAAATAGATTCCTGCCGGGGCATGCCGTTGCCATCAGCTCGCGGTGCCCGACGATATGACCGCGGTCAATCGGCAGTCCATAATCCGCGCAGAGATTCGCAAGGAGCATCGCAGTGCTCTCGATCTGCGCGGCCGTCGGATAGCCGATTTCAAAATTCCCGCAGACGTGGATGCCGATTGTGTGCGAGTTCTCTCCCGCTGCATGCGCGCCGATGGTCCAATGCGGCCGCCCGACCTCTATGGTTCCATCTTTGCGGACGACATAGTGGTACCCGATGCACGTCCACCCCTGCGCCTGATGCGATGCATTAATCTCCTCCGCAGAGAGGTCGTCATCGGTCGGGTTGCCTGTGTGATGCAGGACAATCATATCGGTTGCTCTGCGCGTTTGCAGGTTTCCCGCATCATACGTCAGATGCAGGTCCTTCAGGTTTACTCTTTCCATTATCCTTGTCCTCCTTCTCTTCGTATTGGTCCGGGATTCCGTTGTTATTTTGGTCAATAAACGCTTTGGCCAAAAAACCAATCGCCGCAATCCATGCCGCCCCGCTGATCTCGTGGAGAAAATTTCGGAACTCCACGAGATCGGGCCGCAGCGCAGTATACCAATCATAGAGCCATGCGCTAACGTAGATGGTACAGCCGATAACGAGCATCGCCGCATACCATACTATGTAACGCATGGCCGCATGACTTTTGGTCATGTTGCGCAGGTACTTTTTGCCTTTCCTGAGCCACTGTGAGACTTTGAGCATCGTCTCACCTTCCTCCGAGCGCCCACGTCAGAATCGACGCGAAGATGCCGACGATGGTCGTACTCATCCCAATCGTCCAACAGACGTCATGCTTAAATTCGTCCAGCCGATGATGCGCGGACTTTGTGCTTTCTTCCAGACGGGCAATCCGCTCATTGATTGCATAGAGCTGATCGCGTCCCATCGGCAGTTTTTCCGCAAGGATCTTAATCTGCGCTTTGATGCTCTCGAGCTCGGCCAGTATTTCTCCTCTTGCCACGTTGCGCCTCCTAATTGTTTCTTTATACATAGGGGCGCTATTCCGACGGAGTAACGCCCCTACTCCCTGTGATTACACTTCTTTCTCCGCATGCTCCGCAATGTAGAGGGCGACATCCTCTTGATAGATGACAGGCACGACTTTTTGTCCTTCCGTCTTGCTCTCCTCAGAAATTGCGTATTTTTCATGACGCACGAGGAATGCATAGACGGGAATCATATAGCTGTACTTCTTCATTTTTTCTCACCTCCTTTCAGTGCTTGCAGGGCCTCTTCGATTTCTGTGAGACGCACTTCTTGCGCGGCGACAGCTTCAAATATGGATACGCGTTCTTCGTCGGCTGTTTCTTCCGTCGGATGCGTATCCTCTCCCTTTGGCTCCTCCATTTTTGGAGGACTAAGGACAAGTCCGATATTGGGGTCAAATGTGACAACATAGCCGACTTTACATTCCACGCCCGTAACGTCTACCCAGTAGGTAGAGGGTGAGAATATGCTTCGCCATGTATCAAAGTCGCGTTCGTCTTCGTGGACGGATCGTACTTTGCCATACAATATTTCTGCGTATTTGTTCATTGTGCTCTCCTTTTATGCGGTGTCGTTTGGCGTCTCTTTATTGATGCTGTTTGACCATGCGATGGTGATTGGTAATGGTCCACCTCCTATTGGTCCTCCGTGTATGCCGCCTGCTTGAAAAGCGAAATTACCAAACACTGTTTTGACCATAACACCCCCACCAGGACCCGCAGTTTTATAATTTGATTCGTATCCATACGTTTTCCCTGCTTCTACTTTTACATAGCTAGTGATTTTCTGTTGGTTTACGTTTAAATATGTCAGCTGCAAAACAATGACACCTTTCGGGACAGTAAATGTTCCCGTTCCTTGCACGGTGATGCTCCCCGGTGTGATTCCGCCCTGCTTTAAGATCGCAAGCGATACGCCGTTTTTCTCCTGCCGTCCGCTGGTTGCTTCGCTTTCGGTGACAGCCCCCAGTGCGGCGAAGCAGTCCACGCCGTCCACATGGAGCGGCAGGACGCCGCCCATCGCGTTCGCCTCTTCCTTTGTTGAGTAGAGCGTGCAGGATTCGACGACGCCTTTGGTATTTTGCAGTTTGAGTTTTTTAACCAGTTCCGCCATGATCTCACTCCACCCAGATTTTTGTTCCGTTGGCAAACGTCAGGACATTTGTGCTGAGCGCCGATGCCGTCGAGGCATTCCCCTCTACTCCGCCATCGGCTTTGATCTTTCCGGTAGCGGTCAGAGCAGGTACCGTGAGCGCCCCTGTCATGCTGTCGCCGGATTTCGTGACAAATTTAGAGGCGTTCTGCTGGTCGATCTCTTGGAATTTTTTATCCAGATCGACTTTGGAGTATGTGCCGACGGCTTTTTGTGCTGCGGCGGCAGATTCTGCGGCGCTTTTTGCGCTTTCCTGTGCACTCTTTGCGGCAGATTCGGCTTTGTCGACTTCGACGTTGATTCCGTCGATGTGCTGTTTCATGGAGGTAATATTTTCCTCCATCGCTTTGACGTGCGTTTCAGATGCGGCGCTTGCCGTTTGACTTTTGCCGGCTTCCTGTCTGCTCTGCTCTGCCTCCGTTCGCGCCGTTTGCGCTGCGCCCGCGGCGGATTCGGCGGCACGCCGATGTTCCTCTGCGGTATTTTTTGCATTGGTTGCGAGGGCAACAGCATGTGACGCGCTGCTTTCGCTTTCCTGTGCGTTCTGTGCGGCCTGCTGCGCCGCAGATGCGCTTTGCTGTGCGGCGAGAAGCTGCGCAGCAACATCAACACCCGTCTGGAAGATTTTTGCAATCAGCTCGGCAGGGTCAATGTCAGAGCTGATCGCGACGCGCACGGTGCGCTCGACAATCTCTGCGAGCTGCTGTATCTGCATCTCCTGTCGATCAAGCTGCGCCTCTATGTCCTCGGCATAGAATGTCCCTTGACTAATCAGATTGAGTGTTTGAGTGTAAGGGATTTGACGCTGGATTGTAATCTTCCACCCGTTCGGCAGCGGCTGTGCTCCGCTCTTTGGATAGAGCACATTCTTATCACTCAGAGACAACACAAAATCCGTCGTCGAAGTCTCCGTTCCGTTTTCATCGGTCAGAGTAACGACAACATTATTCACATCCTCAGGGTTGAGCAGAAATGTAAAAGGGAAAACGGTCGTAGAACCATTTCCCCTATACGTATTCTTGACATTCGGGTTTTCAACAGTCATGTTGATACCTCCTATTTCTGTTTGAGTTTCTTATCCAGAATTGTCTTTGCGATAAATTCACGCAGATCATCTGGATTATTGAGACGGTAATTATCCTTCATGAAGCGCGCCGTATTCCAGAAGCCATCGGTCAAGGTATCCGGAACAGCATACATCGTTCCTGCGATTCCCTTTGTCAGCGCGCGGCCAAAATCAATCGCGTCAATCTTGGACTTATCGCTTTGCAGCGAATACGCCATCTGTATTGGGTCGGTAAGTCGCCCAACGGCCGCGAATACAACGCCGCTATTGCGCCCTTGTTGCAGTTTGCCTGTAATCATCCCTTGTGCGATCTCACCGACCATATTGATCACCGGGAATCCGCTTGCGACGCTCCCGAGAGAATTTGCCGCCCACTGCTTCAAAAATTTCTTATACCATTCGTCTTTATCTTTTTTATCACCACTTCCCGCCGAAACAGCTTCAAGGCTTTGCCGAATCATCGTTTCGATTGCGGCCATTGCGACAAAACGGAAAAGATAGGAACGAACAAACCCGGAATAACGCTCGACAAAGCTGCTCTTGTGCTTATCATAACGCCCTGCATAATACTTCTCCCACACCGCGTTCATTTGTGCGTTAAAGAAGCTAAAGAATGGCGTAAACGCCTTGACAAGCCCGCTCTGCGAACGCTGCACCGCCGAGCGGTCAATCGCATCTGCAGAACCGAAGATCGAACGTACTGCCTCATGAGCCTCGCGGTGTGCCCGTTCGCGAGCAATGATCTCATCTGTCCCGTCCGCTACCTCCCTGTTGTACCGCTCTTGATATGTCCAATAATAGGTTGGCACACTGCAGAGCATGTCTGTCTCCTCCATGAGCCATGTCCCATACTTAATAAGACACTTCCGAACGGAGTTCTTTCCGCCGAAAATGTCTTTTCCTTTGGTATTCAGATCGCGATCCATGTTATGAGCGCGGTTCCGCATAAACGCCGAATCATTGAGCACGAATTGACGTATCCTCTGCGGGTGCCGGAGGTACTGCAACATCGCCTGAATCGCATTGACTGTACCAAGGCGATCTGCCATCGGCATAATATTGGACGCATTAAGGAGCGCCGTCGACACGCGAAACGCCATGATTGCCGTTACCGTGTTCGCGCGCCACTCCTCCGCTTTAGTCTCAATATAGAGATTGTTGTTCATCGGCTCTTGCCATGTATTTTCAACCCATCGTTTCAGGCTGTCATATGCATCTTTTCCGAGTGACTGTAATATCGGCTCTTTGACGGCCGAATGATTCATCAGCTTATAGACATCCCGACATGCAAGACGCATCGTAGCAATATGTATTTGCTGATCGATATGGCGATACATGACATCAAGAGAAAGGTCAAGCGGCCGACCAAGCGGAGCACCGTTTGCACGGTTCTTCGTTGAGCCCATTCCAGACCCAAACGCCATAGCGCCACCAACCGATTCGGCGACAGTTGCAAGCTCCTGATCTGCTGCATGCTCAGAACGTTTCGGGTCATACCGAATCGGATAGTACCCGCCGCGAATGGTCAGTTCCTCTCCTGTCGATGCCTCGATCGTAAATTCATCCGGTGCAACACGCTTCATCGGCGTGCCGGCGCTCTTTTCGACGACCTCATTGACCGCATCGCCGTACTCATTGAGATAATCCCATATCTCCTGCACGAATGCCCAGTCTTTCTTGGTCATCGTCTTTGCAAAAATCTCCTCGACATCCTTCTCCGTATACGGTGTTTTCGTCGAGAGACCTGCGACGAGGCGGGAACGGTTGCCCTCATTGCCCCAGTTGAGAGCCATAGAGAGCACGTTTTCCTTCGTCAGCTCCGTGCCGTCCGTGAGTGCAATGCCGATCTTCTTCCCCCATGCTTTACGCCTCTCATTCTGCGTGTAGTATTGTCCAATGATCACTTCCAATCGTTTTGCGTTCTTCTCAAGCGCCTCCGTCTTTTTTTCCTGTGCGTCAAAAAGTGTGTTGTAGAGATAATCCACAATCACACCGCTCTTTCCGCCAATGACCTTGAGCATTGTTTCCGGCTTCAAAAGCTGCACCATATAGGTGTGAGCTTCTTTCCCGCCGTCCTGCTCACCGATATGCTCCTCATAGTTCTGATACATACGAGCCGCGACCTCATCGATATTCTCACCCGATGTGAGGAGCGTGTTCTTGTTGCGCCCCGTCACATAGAGATATTCAACGAGCATACGCAGATCACGGAGTTCCTGCATGGAGAGTTCCGTATACTTTCGCTGCGTATCGCGGGACGTTGCCGCAGAAGTGAGCCATTCGGGAATATCCACGCCATCAAAGCCATCGTTGGAGTCCTTGATCTCTTGCATCAATTCCGACCAGCTACGCGCACCTTCTCCCATGAGAGGCACACCATCGGAGCGACGAAGACCAAACACATAGAGTAAATGATGAATGAAATAGCGGTGATTTCCGTCAATCTTGCCTGTCTTATCATTGGCAAGATTCTTCTCGCGACGGGCAAAGTATTTCACCATACGATCAAGCTCACGCTTCAGCTTGACGCTCTCGTGCGTCATTGCCTCCATCGCAAGCTGACGGGTCTTTGCCGTGCGTGCCGCCGCAAGGTCTTTGTCGCCTTTGTCCTCCTTCTCAATTCCATTATTCTTGCGGAGCATATTCGTGAGGTGACGTTCCGCCTCCTTTGCGGCGCTCTGTCCCTGCCGCATCCAATGACGCGTATTCGTCGCCTCATGGATTGGCGCGTTCTCAAGGTGCTGCTGTGCATATACACGCATCGCAGCAACTCTTCCCGCCGCCGAATCACGGAGGCTGCGCACGGCTTCGAGGTTCTGCGCCGCAGAGAGTTTGAGTCGGTTAAACGCCTCCCCGAACTTCTCGCGCATCTTTGTACGGTCTTCCTCCCCCGCCTCTTTCGATGCAGAGAGGAGCATCCGCAAGTCCTCAATCTCCTTTGCCTGTTTCTCCTGCCAGCGGAACGCATACTTGAGAGCCGTCACCGCTTTTTCAAGCGGCGCATCCTCCTCACGTTCGAGCGCACGGGCGACACCGATCATTGCGTCCTTGAGGCGCTGCGGTGCGTTGTCATACGCCTTGATATACTCGTTCAGGAGCTCTCCTTCAAGTGCTGTTTGACGTGCAGTATATTCCTGTGATGCAAGCACCTCTTCTGCTCGCTGCGCAATCGTCTCTGCGTTGGGCATTTCGGTCTTGTAGCGTTCCCGCTCCTCGCGCACCTGACGATTATAAGCTGCATCGAATCCGCCGCCGGCATCTTTGAGTGCCTTTTCGTATGCCTCCGCCGTAGGATAATAGCCGCTTGTGATGACCTGCCCAACCCCGAAGGTCTCCGCGACCGCCTCCGCCTGCCAAACGGGATTCTCCCGCATCTCGGCTTTCAGCTGTGCTTCGTATTCCTCCATGTGTGCGTCAACGTCGCGCCCTTGCATCTCACGGATGAGCTCTTTGAGCAGCGTTTCCTTTGCGCGCTCCTTGGCCTCTGTCTCCCACTGAATCATCGTCTCGGCAGAATCCGCATTGAGAAGTTCAGGATCAATCTTTTGGAGACGCTGCGCACGTTTGACAACAGCCGCCGCCTCGATCTCCCCATCCGTCGCAATCATCCGAGCCATGATCGCTTCAACCTCTGCAGAGGCACGCACGCCCGCGCCCGTCACATCCTTGTAAATACGCGTCAGCCACGCTTTGAAACGACGGAACACGGCACGCAATCCCTGTGCGGGGGCTTCACCACTGCGCAAATACTCCTCGAATCCACGGGCAAAGCGCTCTTGCATCCATTCACGTTTGAGACGTTCGACTTCTGCCGTGTCGCCCTTCTTCTCTGCTGCAAGTATTTTCTCCTCACGGTTGCGAAACTCTGCCGCAGAGGCAGTCCCCGCATATTCGTCCGCCGCATCTTTTTTCCACGACGCCCATTTCTGAATCGCAACAAGGTCTTTGGCATATCGGCTTTCGGGGGCAATCTCGGCGATGTGCTCCAAATCAAACAAGAAGTTGTGCGCCATCTCGTGCATGAAGGTCGACTGGTCTGCCGACTGCATGAGTGAAATAAGCCGCCGCGCACCTTCATATGTCGCGGTGATATTGCCTTTCGTCTCGCGTGCATGCTCTTGGTTGAACTTCTCGATGATGGAGATCGCCTTATCGCCGAAGATGACGAATCCACGCCCACTCTGCTCATCGTGATAGGTAATGCCTTTGATACCATACTGATTCAGAAGTTCAGACGCTTCCTGCTGTCCATCAACAAGGTCACTGATCGTGCCGTAAATGTTCATTCCATCCGATTCAGACAACGTATCCATGATCTCCGCAACGATTTTTTCTTTGCCAAGGCGGCGCACATCCCCCCAGTTTTCAAGTTGCTCAAGTGTCAGTCCATGGACAAGTTTTCCCAAACTCTTACGCACTTTTGCTGGCTGTGCGTCATACGTCTTCTGTTCGTCAATCAGAACATCGTTGTCGGGGATATCCACATGATAGAGTTTCCCCCCGTAACTACTTGCAGCTTCGCGCTTCTCTGACAGGTACAGCCCCCATCCATGCGCCTGTCGACCTTCGCCCGCTCCAATCATCTCAAGCAGGAATTCACGGAAGTCATACTGTGTGCCATGCCATGCGGATTGCTCTAAGGTTTCTGCGTTCTCATCCGTAGGAATATCCTTGACAAAATCGAAAAGTTCTGCTAATCTATGATCAACGAAAGACGTTTTGCTCTCTTCGCCCGGGTCACTAACCCGGATACGTTGAGAGGAAACGTCTTTTTTGTTTTCCTCGTAGATGCGAATATCACTGATTCCCGTTGAATGAAGAATGCGTTTTGCACTTGGCTTTGCAGGATTCTTTGTTTTCTCCTCTCTGAGCGAAAAGCGTATGTAATACGTCGTACCATCCGCCGTAAATTTATTGACATAGTGATGATAGGCAAGGATATTCGGATGTTCCTTATGCCCTTCCTTTTTGTACTCTGGCTCAACAAGTGCCAGTACAGAAGAGGAAAACAGCCGTGGAATATCGGTAAGCATCTGAGATACATCTAGACCGCGGTGTTTTATAATCTTGCCAACCATACTTTTCGGGAATGTCGCGTACGTTCCATAGCGCGGATTTTCCACTTCGCCAAAGGTCGAAAAAACAGCTTCTGCCGCCTTCTTATCCAAAGGTTTCCCCGTTAGAACAACCTCCAGCGGAACAAGATTACGAATCTCACGCACAGCAATTGCTTTTTCCCTGCCCCCGAACACTCCCGTCTGCGCCTCATCCTGATTCAACGCTTCGGAATCCATCTGCATCATGCGTTCCTTGATGTTCTCAAGCGTATGGATATAGCTGTTCAGTTCGTCAAGATGCGCTTTCGCCCCCTGCATCGCGTCAACATCTTCCTGCGAGGACGGCATCCAGTTCTCCACCCGCGGTGCAGAGGAATCCCCAACGGTGAGAAGATAGGCAAGGTCCATGAGCTCGCTCTTGCGCGGTGCACGACCGTTTTCCTTATAGAAGTCCTGATACCACGGCTCATTATTGGACACACGGATTCCGCGTCCGTCATCATCGATCGGGACAATATCGACACCGTTGCCCATACCTCGACCGAGCGCATCCATTGCAGGACGCAGAAGTTCATCACGCTCTGCGACAAAGTCTTTATAGAGCGTGCGCCATCCCTTCGCAGGGCTGACTGCATCCTGCATCGTTGCAATGACTGCCATCTCGCGTTCGGCGGCATCGGGGAAATGCGTGTCAATGAAATCCTTGACGACCTCTGCCTTTTTCTTCGCCGCCTCTCTTTTCTTGTCATCCGCACGCGCATCCACACGGAGATGTTCGCGCATGTAGTCAGCGGCGGTGTACGGCTCGCCCTTTACCTCACTATAAACCTTCGCCATACGGTCGGCATAGCGTGCCGCAAGGAGTGCAGAGGCACGCGCAGCCGTGCGGGCTTTCTTGCTCTTGGCATCACCAAGCTGACCCGCAAGCTCATGATAGGCGCCTCTTGCCTCAGGGGACAGTTCCGCCGTTGCGACAACATCCCCAGGTTGGAGGCTTTTTATTGTGCCCGCAACCGCTTCGAGAGCACCTTTCTGTGCATTGATCTTGTCGATCTCAGGTTGTATCTGTGCAAGATACTCCGCCGATTCCGCACCACCGTCACTCTGTACGGCTGTCAGTTCTGCGAGATCGGAATCCAGACGGTTCATACGACGCTTAATTTCTGCCGCAGGATGATTGACGTCTGCAAGTAAAATATCCCGAGCAAGCGCACGATGCTCATGTTCTGCAAACGCGCTCTCAACATAACGGTCAACAGAATCGCCGACCTCCTCTTCCGTCTTCTCACGGAATGCGCCCAGAATCTCCTTGATGACCTTCGCTTCCTGCTGCGTCTGCTTATCCGTGTAGAGATCAGAGGACTTTGTGATATTCTGAAAGAGTGCCTTACGTTTGCCCTCGTCCAGATGCGTTGTCATCTGTTGGAGCGTCGACGTCTTAACGGGCAGCATCCCCGTCCCGTCTGCGCATGCCTGCAGTTCCTCCGCACTAATGTTATTTGCGGCAGCAATCTCCTGTACAAGCTCCGCGCCGCCCTCTTCCTGATTGAGTGAGACGATATCCACCGATGTAGTCTCCATACCATAGCGGCGGTTCTGAGAGTCCAGCATCTCATTCACAAGATCAGGTGCTTTGCCTTGGAGTTCCTGCACGTTCTTGAGATTATCCCCTACTGCCTCTACCGTATTCATGAGGTGCTGATTCTCATTGACGCTCCGATAGAGGCGGTCTTTGATCAGATTCTCCATATGAGCGCGTGCCCCGAGCATTGTATTCGTATGTGCGCCAACATGACCGCCGAAACCGATGAGACCAAACCCCATGATAGAAGGAGCGGCCTCAATTGCCGCAGCCGTGGATTTCTGCAGAATTTGCCGGACAGATGAAATCTCAGCATCATCGCCCTTGAGTGCCATCTGCGCCATATTCTCGATGACCATGTCTGAAACTTGCTGCGCGAACTCCTCCTGCAGCTCTGTATTAAACGTAATTGCGCCCGCTTTTGCCGCGCCAAGAATCCGTTCTTTGATGAGCGTACGCGCCGCTTCGTTTGCAGTTGCCCCTTCTGCGGCCAGTGCCAAATCTTTTGCTCCTGCACCTACATAGAGGTCGCGCAGGCTTTTTGCCTCACCCCGCCCGAAAATCGTGCGTGCGATCTTCTGCAAAGCAAGCTGCTCGATCACGCCCTCGGCAAGCCCCTGTGTCGCCGACAGTGCCGCCGCCTGTGTCGGCGTATACATCGCGCGTCCCTTTGCGTCCAGTTTGCTGAGATTCTCCTCATACTGACTGCCGCCGATCTCAAGCCCCATAACAGCAATAGCGGCAGCTCTTCCGACATTTGCCGCCGCACCTGGGTTCTTTGTCACAGCAAGAGTGATACCTCCTGCAACCGCTCCAATCCCCTGCGCAGAGGCAATCATCGGGATATTCTCGGCGGCACCGCCGATCATCGCACCAACTGCTTGCCCAACACCGCCATAGGAGTATTCGGGCAACTCCTCCTTCTTCTTGTCAAGCGCCGTAATCCAATTCTGCTCATCTTCGGTGAGTTTGCGCCTGCCAATCATCGCATTGGCGTAAGTCAACTGCTTGCGAATGTTATAATAGCCGCGCTCCACACCCGTCGCTACGCTTCCAGCAAACCGGGTAAATTCGTTGTTGTAGGCATCGCCCACAGTCCGCAGCCCCTCGGCATTCTGGAGCATCATAACAGCTTCATTGGTTCCGTGCTTTTCGACGATTTCCCGAAGATACGGCATCGCCTCATAGACGCGGCTCATATTGAGATCGCCGTTCGCATCTACCATGCCAGGAAGTTTTTTGAGTTTTTCTGCACGCTGGACAATCTTCATGACCTTTTCCCATACATCTGGGTCATTGGCAATCGTCTCCGCGCGAATCCCCGTCAGGTCATGCGCTTTCTTGATCTGCTCGCGTTTTTCGTCCTCACCGTAGAAATAATCCGCATAGAGTTTGGATGCCTGAAAACTCTCGGGCATAGCCCCTTTGATAAGGTCTTTCCCTGTGATCGGCTCCGGCGGTGCAGTCATGTCTTTTGTGTAATATGGATTGTCAAAATCGACGGGCTGAACACTGCCATCATAGAAGTTGTCCCGCAGCTTTGTATAGACCGCATCCGCGATATTAGAGACAGACCAATCCGATTCTTTCTGCGGCTCATAGGATTTTGTCATCATCAAATCCATCACGTCGCTGCTCATGATCGGATTGCCCGCGTCGTCGCGTCTGCCCGTGTCATAAATCGTGTATTCACTTGTCGGCGCATAGTTTACGATATCGTTCAGTTCGTCACTGTTGTTCTCGCCGGGCATCTTAATCTTGACGCCGATATTTCCGCTTGCCACGTCGCGGCGCATCATCTGCTCAATTTCTGCTCTTTTCTGCGGATCCATAGTTGCCTCCCGTTATCCTCCGTATACGATCTCTTTTCCACTCTTCCCGTTCTGCATCCCATTGATGAGATCATCTGTCTTTATGCGATATGCACCACCGCCATTGATCAGCGTAACAACAGATTCACCGTTCCCTGCATCTACAACGCTTGCAATGCCGATGTTAAAGAGCTGTGCTTCATTCGTATCGATCTTATTCCCACCAAAACCGAAGAAACCGCCGCTTCCAGAGATTGTCATAGGAGCCATCTCTCCCGCCATTTTCTCAATAATCCACTGCTGAGGCGGCATTTCTCCATTATGATCTTTTTGATACTCACGAATAAGATAGCCTGTTGAATCCTGTGCAATGGCAAAATTCGAATCGAACATCCCGTTTTCATATCCGCCAAGCCCAGTCTTAACTGCCTGTTTGATGCTCCCCCAGTCATACTTAAAGACGCCTTTTCCGGTCTTGTAATCATCAATGACATCCAGCAGTTCTTTTCGCATACTATTTTCCATATGCGGATTACCAATGATTGCATCATAGGCATCATTAGGGCTAATCTTCCCTGTCTGCAACGCATTGATGAGCTCATATCGATATTCCGGCCCCGATATTTTAAGGGCGGCCGCTTCTGCTGCAGCACGCCGATTCGCCGCCGCCTCTGCTCGTGCTTGATCTGCCTGCCCTGCTTTCATGGCACTGTTCATCAGTTTTACTGAGACGCGCGGATTATCGCCGGCAATGCTTGTAATGACCGACTGATATTCAGCTACCGAATGATACTGTCCATCATTTTGGAGCTGCATAATTGCCATCTGTCCCTGTTCAAACAGACGATTATCTTCTCGATCACGCACCGCAAGCTGTTTCTGCAACGTGCCGAAAATCTTATCTGTCCGCTCCTCAATCTCCATATCAGAGAGCGGCGTTTCCGTAACGCCACGCCCGAAACCGACGACCTTGTAGGTATTCACGTCAATTTCTGCAACGCCGTGATTACCGGACTGCATAACCTTCCCCGTCTTGCCATCATAAATGCCGACATGAGCAATCCCATACTGCCCTTCTGCTCCGCCTGTACCTGTCCAGAACACGAGATCTCCTGTACGCAGTTCGCTTGGGTCGCTGAACGCACGGCCTTCCTCTTTCAACTGAACATATTGATCATCTGCACAGCGGCTGAGAAGGTTAAGTCCATATGTTTTTCCGCATGCTTTTGTAAAGCTTCCACAGTCCCATGTTCCGCCAGAACCATCTTCGGGTCCGCCCAGTTTATAAGGCTTTCCTATATTCTCCTTGAAGAACGCATACATCCCATCCGTATTCTGCGTATTCCCATGCGCATTCTTCTGGACCCATGCTTTGACCGCATCGCGTGACGCCTCAATGCCAAGCTCCTTGATTGCATTCTGTGCCTCACCGAACTCAAGCTCTTGCTGCGCATGCTTTCGCACCGCGCCGAGCGCCGCCGCCCGTTGATTGCCGTCCATGTACTGTCCGTATTTATTGCAGATCTCGTCCATCCGCTTAAAGTCTGCGGTCTGCATCGCAAGAGACATTGCCTGACCGACTGCCTGTCTGCGGAATACCTCTTGTTGTTCTTTTACCTTCTCTTGCCCATAGCCGCCCCATCTGCCTTCAATCAAGGCATCGGAGCGGTTAAACGCCATATCGATGGCTGCATCATTCCCGCCATATTCGAGGATTGTATCGTTACAAACATCAAGAGCATTCTTATACTGCGTGTCCTTATATGCTTCAAACTGCTCCTGCTGATACCGCATGACATTCATGCGGCGCGTTACATTATCCCGCTCCGTGAACTCATTGAACGCACGGGCTCCAGTACCATAACGCAGGGCACCTTTGTATTTTGCAAATACGGCATCCCTCGTCTTTTGCTGGAGTTTGTCATACTCCTCCGTGATATTGAGAGCGCCCTCCTCTTTCTTCTGCATCAGCTCAAACGTGCCCTCACTCATGAGCTTGTTATACATGTTGTTGGCCGCAAGTGCCTGTGTCTGCTCCACTTGATCTTTCATCGTCGTAAAGCCCTTGGCGAGCACATCGGCAGTTGCTCCGCTTGCCTGTGCGAGTGCCTGTTCTCCTGCGTTGCTGTACTGCACGCGCGAAATCTGCGCCGCAGGAGCCCCCACGCCCTCTTTATTTTGTAGCGGCGAAAAATCCATGGAACAAACCTCCTCTTATCTCATTGAGAAAAACGTGCTTTGACGCGGCATGCCGTACCCCCGCGCCATATAGCTTCCGATATGACTACCGAAACTCGTCCCCTTACCGCCCCATCCGTGAAGCCCCATGCTCCAATCCTTTCCGCCGAACGAACCGACCTGTGTGCCTGCCGCCCCTGCGGTCTCTTGTGCTGCGGAACTCACACCCGTATAGAGATTGCTCGCCAGTGAAAACGCACCTGTGAGCATACTGTTCATCATGGCGCGGCGTCCCGCTGCGCGATAATTACTTGCATTTGCGTTGTGGAAGCTTGATTGGTTCTGGAAATCCGTAGACTGCTGCATCATATTGTCCACGTTCTGACGTCCGTTATAGAGGCTCATGCCTGTTTGCTCATTGATTGCATAGCCCGTATCAGCAAGAGCCGCTGCCGCGCTGCCGGATGCGGTGACGCCACTCGCCCCGATTGCAGCACGCTGCTGCCCCATGCGCAGGAGTGCTCTGCGCCGTTCATTCTCGACATTGATCTTGTTGTTCTCGTCCTGCCGCTCTGCAGTCTCCTGTGCCTTGTCCGCATTCATCTGTGCGATCTGCGCATTCTGTTCGGACTGTCTCGCCGCCGCCTCTGCCTGTGCCTGCTGCGCGCGTCCCTGCATCCACGAGGCGAACAGCGTCCCGACTACCGTTGCCGCAACACCCATAGAACATCACTTCTCCTTTCTAAAAAATTCAAACAAATGGTACGGAAGTCCATAAAGCCCCATCGGCTCTGCTTTATGAACGACTGCGCCAAGCCATTTCAGCCATGCAATCGTCGCATGATTTCCCTTATCTACATAGTTGTAGAGATATGCCCAGTCATGCAAAAACGCGCGGATTCCTTCGCGCGTCTTCTTGCCCGTATAGATTTTATGCTTTGCCGTCTCCGCAGTCGCAAGCATCCAGATGATACCGTGCCGGAGAATAGGATTCGTCTCAATAACGCCAAACGCTGAAATAATAACGTCGTCGCAGTAACATGCATATGCCGCTTTGCTGTTACGCCAACAGCGCATCACCTCTGCTTCTACGTTTGGCCCCGTCATGCCGATCAGCTCACGGCGATCCTCCATGCGCAGATGCGCAGCGAGGTACACGAGATCATCATGCGTCGGTGCGCGAAATGTAAATTCAGCCACCTGCTTCCACCTCCGGCACAATCGATAGAATCGTCATCGGCAGCGGATCCCTTTGCTTGATTGTCAAATAGACGGTATCATCATAGCTCGCACTCGGAATAACAACATGCCGTTTTCCACTGTAAAGAGCAATCGGGCTGTCATAATTCTCCGTGCTGCGCCATTTGATCGCATCCAATTTCTTTTCGCTGACGCCGTAAAGGCCTCCGCGTGTATCACGAAAGAGGATGGTCATACGCGAGACGCGTTTTTTGCGGCCCATATACGAACCATCCTGCACACTGAACTCAATCGGCATCGTCTGCACGGTACTCTCATAAGGAAGTCCGACAATCACCTTCTGGAACGACTTCGGAAGCTGCAAAGCACCGTTTTTATCCACATGCATCCCTTCCAATATGTTCCCGTCCGCAAGCACGGACACATCCTTGTCAGAGAGCCACAGAAGTCCTGTGAGCGCGTTATTCGGTGCGCCCTCATAGATATACCCCGCGTCTACATAAAACTGTTCCTGCGGTGATGTGTTGCGTATCTGTGAGCTCATCTGCTCAACATAATGTGCGCCGTCTCGCTCAACGATTGCCCAGAGTTCTTCTTCTCTGTTTCCGGAGATCGTGCATACATCCACAAAATTTCCGAGGGTCTTGTGCTTGTGCCACGCATATACATCCTGCTCTTTGATGTAGGTCATTCCGAGCAAAACACCATCCTCGCGAACGCACCAAACAATGGTATTCGGCGTCTGCTGATAGGCAAGCGCAACGATTGTATGACCCTCAAATAGATGCGCAGCAAGGAGTGACACATCGTCTCCCGTATACTTATCCACATCATAGCTATAAGTCAGATCGCGGATTACGCTCCCCTGATGCTGCACATAAACAATGCGACCGCCGATGACAACAGGCGTTAGATTGTTGATGCCGCGATACTCCTGCGGTTCTGCCTTTTGATTGGTTGGCGTAAATGCTTCGTTCCCGCCGCCGACTTTGTACTCTCCGCCCGACGTAAGCATAAGCATTTCACCAAACGGGATAATTGCACGGATTCCATTCATCTGACCGCCCGAGAGCGTTCCTGTAATGGCGTCGCTGTCCTGTTGCGGTGTATTGACCCAGAAATTATAATAGTCCCCTGACTGCGATGCCCAGTACGTTTGCGGTTTCGCCCTGCTTCCCGCAAAGACAAGACGATCCTCGAAAAAGCTCACCGCCTGCGGATAGCCTTTCTTTGCACTCCACGCTGAGAGCGAAAAGTCATTTGTCGCATCCGTATCCGCGAGCTCACGAACGACCGTTGCCGCAGCACTCTTTCCTGACGTGACAGACGTTATCCGCGCGACACCGTAATAGTCCTGCGCGAATGTCTGTATTGTGACATAGCCACGCTGTTTTTCATTCTCATTGCTCCATACAGAAGTATCAAAAGCATTGCTGCGCACGCGATAATCTACAATATCATCGCCTTTATTCGTGTAGTTCAAGGTATAGTTCTGTGTGCGATTGGCATGCTGTTCTTGGAGTGTAACCCACGTTCCCGTAGATTTATCATACTTCTCCACGACAAAGCTGCCATTCCAGAATCCAAACGATTCCACATAGACGGTTCCTCCCGGTGCACACCGAACCGAGAGCGGCGCAGATTGCGGATTCCCAGACTTTAGTTGGCCGCTCATCGTATGGCCTAGCCGCATCAAAGAACCGATCATATCATCTGAGAAATAGTCAATGCTCGCAGTAAGCGTTATATCTCCCTTTACATCGGACGCGCCAATTTTCAGTCCATCATTCGTATTAGGATCTTCAAAGGCCCCCCCTGTAATGTCCATGCGTTCAAGTTTCCAATCTGTCACCCCGTAACGCGTGAGCGTCATCGGCGGATGATCGGCATGCACAAGAAAGAGTACATCAGCGGACTGTGTGTATTTGATATCCGAGAGATTAGCTTCCGTGTATTCGGTGGAAATCGTCAGCGGATCCCCGTCTTTGACAACAATACCCCCCTGCGTAAATACCCGTACGCATCCAGCCGTGAACTCAAGTACATAGCTTTGATCCGTCGAATACTGAAACGGTATCAGCCGGGCTTTCTTTCCGTCCTGCGTCTTTGCCACATGGCGAAAGCCAGGTCGACGTGTCGCACCGCCATAGCGCAGGACGATCATGTTCTCAAGCCTTGATGCGCCTACGTCATATTTCTGCAAATCCGTTCGACCATAGAGGGCCGGCGTAAGCTCGCCGCCCGCAAAACTAGGCTTGAGTGGATACATCTGACCTCCTGCCATCAAATATCCCCTCCGAATCGTGCCGCGATAAGTGTATACGGCTCTATTTCTTCTGTGTTTTGCTCGTCCTCGTTGTTGGCAACAGCATCCAAGAAGAGTGTCATATACTGCTCCTCACAGTATCCCGGAAGCTGTGCATTCCCCGTCAGCTTAAATGCAATGGCTCCCGCCAGCTTCCAACTAAGTGCCTCAATAAACTGCTCATCAAAGAGCCCTGTATCCTCGATGTCCGCCGTATACTCTGCCGAGGCATTTGCCGCATCCGTACAGATAACACGACCCAACTTATCGCCGATAATCTGATACCCTGTATAGGCAGGGATATTGTTAAAACAGGCATTATAGAGTTTTCGTAGCGCAACACAACCGGAAGGATAGCGATACGAATAAAAAAATCCCAGCGGCTTATCTGTAAGCTCTGCAAGCTGCACGCGACGCATGGCCCACGTCCACGGATATTTCCGCAAAACAACACGGCGACAATGGTCATAGAACTGACTGCACACGCGTGCAGGTTCACTCGCCTCTGCCAATGTTTCAATGTTTTCAATACCAATCCGCGAAAGCGCAAGATTACAGACATCGATCTTATCCATCATTCCACCTCCTTAAAAGAAAAAGGGCTGACGCATGGCAAAAACACCTGCACACATCAGCCCCACTCCTTATTTCTTGCGCCCTTCCTTTCCCGCGACCATCTCGTTCGTTACAGGCTCATCGACGGATTCCACCGTTTCAAGCTGCGTATTGTCTGCATCAGGCGCAGCTTCTTCCAGCGCATCAAAATACGGAGGAACTTCCACCCCCGCAGGAAGATCAATCGTATCGCCCTTCTCGTACAGTCTGTTTCGGAACTGACAGGTTGTATTAACGCAATACCTCATCAGAGATTCACCGCCGTCCCTGAACTCATGTACGCCGTAAGCTTTCCACCCGTAGGCGCCGTTCCTGCGATCACGAGACGGACATAGCGATTGCCCGTCCGAATCGGTGCATAGAACTGTGCAAGCGTTGCCGCCTTCTTCGTCTGGTTGACAGAGGCCGGTACCGTCACGCTCATCTCGGTAACAGGCGATGCAAATGCCTGCGTTGCCGAGGACTGCACCGTAATCGTCTCAACCTTGCCGGACGTAACCGGCGCGCTCAGTTTGACGTCGATAAAGAGCGGATGCACAAAGGCGCCGCCAAGCCCGATGTCAAGCACCGAGCTCGTAACAGATGCCGCCGTCGCAACGTCGTTGCAGAAAATCAGTTCGTTATCCATATAAGCCATCGTTGTTCCTCCTTTAGGAAATCTTGCTCTCGGTGTTCAGAATCGCATCGCAGCGCAGAATCGGAACGCCCCAGAAGTGCGTGATCTTCTTCCCTGCAAACTCGTCAATAGAGAGACGCACATTCGTCTTCTTCGAGGCGAGGATATCAAGATAAGTCTGCACCGCACGATTGCCGAAGAATGCCATCGTACACTTGTCGGGATTCTCGATCTGGTTGTAGGCGCGAATGAGATTATCGACAAGCGCATCTGCGGCCGTGCCCGCGAGCTGACTGGTATCGATGTTCGCAACACGCACAACATAGCGCGGGTCACGCACACAAAGGCCCATGTCCCAGTTATACTGCGACTGATAGCCCCAATACTTTCCGCCGTCCTTGTCGACCATCTGGACACGGCCATTGTCGCGATACTTAAATCCCGCGCTCGTCCCCTCGGGGAAAATGCCGTAAACCGTCTCCTGGCCATAACCGACAAGCCAGAGCGAGGTCAACGCGTTGCCAGTGCCACCTGCGTCAATGATCTGGTCCGCCCAAATGCGGTCCTGATCCGTCTTGCTGTAATAGTAGGCAGAAAGCCCCGTAAATCCTGCGGGGTTGACCTTCTCGTCGCCATAGAAGAAGGTCGTCGCCATCTTCTGGTTCATCGCCTCCTGATAGGCGACATTCTCCGACAGGCGCCACGAATTACTGTTACCATTGATCTGCATGAGCTTCTCATCGATCTCAGCAAGCGCCTCCATGCCGCCGCAAGTGAAGGATTCGGTCTTGCTCTTGGACTTGCCGGGCTTCGTTCCCTTGTTGATGATGCGCCATGCAACATCCGGAAGCTCCGCACGTACAAGCGCCGTCTCCATCGTCTTTTCGTTGCACTGCTTAAACGGCATCACATCAAGGATGCGGTTTGTCTTGCTCTGCAGCTCGATAATCTTCTGCTGCGCAAGCTGTCCCTGCGCGCCAAAACGCGCTGCCCAATCCTGCAAAGTTACGCAATCACTCATTCTTTATTCCTCCAATTCTTAATACTTACTATTCGCAAACAGCAAATCTGCCGCCGACGTCTGTGTAACTGCCTTGCCATCCGGCGCATTGTCCTCCTGCAAGAGATGACCGATGCGCTGCAGGAATGCCTGCACGGCCGGATGATACGCGGCACCGGATTCAATGAGCGCATTCATGGCATCGTCGCCGCCGAACGTATCCACGGCGATCTTTGCCGCCGCAAGATTCTCCGGTGTATTGAGCCCCTGCTTGGCGCACTCATTCATCCACTGGTTTTTGATCTCTTCCGCCTGTCGCTGCTGCTCCATCACAATGTCAGCGTGCATCTTGAGCAGACTGTTCGCCTGCTCCTGCGTCATCTTCGCTTCCTTTGCGACGGCCGAAAACGCTTCCTTCTGCTCATCAGAAACGGTAAGCCCCTCCGGAAGGTTGAACTCGTACACCTCCGGAACAACCGGCTCCTGCGGAAAGCCGAACGGATTCTCCGGCGGCTTAGCCTGCGTTTCCGGCTGCTGTGCAGGCGGATCGCTCGGCGGGGTCTCCGGCGGTGCGGCAGGCGGTGTATCCGCCCCTGCCGGCTCAGTAATCGTCGTCATTTCGTCCATCTTCTAATTCCTCCAATCTTCTCTTTTGCTCGCGCATCATCAGATACTCGAGCGCAAGTCCATCCTCTGATTCGTTGGTAGATTTGATGAGGCGGATATGGCGTAGAATCTCATCACCAACAGAGAGCCGCCCGCTTACAAAGGCATCCTCGCGGCCGTTCCCGGTCGTGTAGTGCTGCCCTGTTCCGCAGAGGTCAAGCACTTCCAAAACAAAACGACGCCCTTCCGGACGTCGCATAATGTTTTCGAGTGTATCTAAATCCATACATCAACCTCCCCCCAGAATGCTGCCAATCGTGTTTTCATTGACTGGCGTTTCGGAGAGAAGCCTTGCCGCTTCTACGCTGTCTCTCAGTGGCTTTGCCATTGCGGCCGCCTGCTGCATCTGCTGTTCCTGCTGCATCTGCTGTGCGCGTTGCTGACGTATCTTTTGCACATCCTGCTCGTCCCGCATAATTGTCTCAGGCGTGCCGGACATCTGTGCATGCTCGCGAATCGCCGCATCAAGATCAAGGTTGTCCATGATCTCAGGCGACGCACCCATAAGGTTTCCTGCAATCGCAAGGGTTTTCTCCATCGCGTTTGTCCCAACAGCCTTTTGCGCCTGTGCAAGGAGCGAAATAAACTCAGCCTTGATGCTCTCCTCTTGCCCTTGGAGCTCCTCCGGCAAGGGAGGCAAAAGACCGTTGCGATAGCAAATCTCAAACGCTCTCCGCGTGAGAGGTGCAAGAACCTCATTGTGCATTTGTTCCAATACGGGAGAGAGCATCAACAGCTTTTCTTCATGCCGCTCCGCGACCTCTCGCGCAGTCATCTGTGGATTGTCCTGCTGTGCAAGCATCACAAAAAGGTCATTAAAAAAAGCAGCCCCAATTTGTTGCTGCTTATACTGGATTGTCTGCAAAACCTCGCCGCGTTCACCTGTCGCCTCATAGAGCGGCCGAATCACATTGACGAGATTATCCGGCACAAGGGTTTGTTTGCCCGGGAGCCGATTGACCTTGCCCACAGAGGATGGGACAATCAATGCAGGATCAGAACGATGCTCCAAAAGACGCGAGTTAATCTTCTCGATCTTCTGTAGCTGCATACAGTTACCGAGTGCGTTATGCCCAGGACCGACGCCATAAATACCATTGGCGACGACCGTCCAGCGCGGCATCAGAAACGGTATCTCGTGATAGCCACTGACTTTCAGAAACACATCTGTCTGCGAATCCTCGAAGTAATAGGACTTGTATTTGAAATTCAGCAGCGCATTCGAATCCGGCTTATAGTCCGCATTCTTCTCGATCAGCATGGTTACAGGGAAATAGTCTTTGAGGTTTTTCGCGCGGTAAGCATTGCGCACAGCGTCACTTACAACATCCTCGCCGAACTCATCTACCATCTGCCATGCATTGAGTTTGAACTTGCGCGCGAACTGTACGACACGCCCACGCGCATCCACATTGCCCGCGTACTCGCCGCAAGTGTAGGGACGAGCCCAAACGCCTGTGTTGAAGTCCTCAAGGAGGAGTGCCGCGCCTGTGCCAAACTGCGTAAGTTCGGCCTCGATATTGAGCAGCATGTTGTAGATGTTGCTCTTGGCATAGATCCCCATAAGGACATCTTGACACTCCTCAAGCCAGAGCTTGACTGTGTGATATTCCGCAAGTTCCTTGTCCTGCAGGCCGAGCGCAAACCACGGGCGTGACGGCGATGTAAGCCCGGAATGCAGACCTGCTGCACACTTCCCGCTTGCCTCCATCGGGTATGGGTCAAGCAAACAGTAATCACGGCGTTTGCCGTCCTGCGTCTTGTCCTCATCGTCGAAGCGTCCGCGTGTCGGATTGATATACTTGCTGAGCTGTTTCCACGTGGATTCAAACTGCGTTCGCTCCGTCATCATCTGTGCGACAATGTTTTTCTTTCGGCGGATTGCGTCACTGTCACGCAGTATCTCTTGTATTGCTTTTGGCATTTGTGCCATAGCGATCACTCACCCAACAGAGCCTTTTTGATGCTCCCCATCATGTCGCCAAACATACCACCTGTCTTATCCGTCGACGCGCGCCCCCTTGCCTTGGCAAGCTTGTCATGGATGGACTGACGTTCTCCCGCCGTAGCGCTGTCAATCGTAGCCGCAGCGGTAGAGCCCGGGGCACTAGTCTTAACCGACGGAGACGAGCTTCCGCCACCACTGCCACCAAACAACTGCAGATCAAACTGCATATGCATTCCTCCTTTCGAACATTACATATCCGCGAACGGATCATATTCTGCCTCGAAATCATCATCTCCGATTCCTCCAGCAGACGGATTTATATAAACCGGCCGGGCGAACGTCAAGACAAAGCCATCTGCAAGGTCAGGGCTCTTTCCTGTACGCTCCTTGAGCTTTTCTTTGGGCTCAAGGATGATCCGCCCCGTCGGATTGAATTTATACTCTACCGTGGATAACTCTGTCTTGAGCTCTGCATTCTGCGGAATTGCACCGCCCGCCTCAAGCCATGCGCGGCACTTAAAATACATCTCCGCGCGGATATTGGCATAACGCTGCGCATCAATCGCCATCTCACCAAAGTTGACCTCAGACACCTGATAGCGCAGCTGCCGGAGACGATCAATCACGCCCGCCCCCATCGCTCCTGCATCCACAAACGTCGCATGCGGATGATACTGGTTAATGCAATCGATCACACGGCTTGCAGTCTCCATCGTGGAGAGCCCCTGGAACGTGCGAATCTCCTTGAGCCAGAGGCCTTGCCGTACACAAAGAACCGTCCTGTCATCGCCGAATCGTGCCACATCGACACCGAGGATCACAGGCTGACCGAGCACATCATCATCCTTGAGCAGTCTGTTTGTGGCGGCCGTGACAAGATCAATTGGGATAACCACATCAGACGCCGACGCCGTGAAGTCACAGAGGAGCTCTTGCCGAATCTCCATCTCCGTCATCTGCGCCTGCATATCTCTCAGCTCTTCGGCGGGAAGCACGCCCGTTTCGTCTGCCCTGTAAATGCAAGAGTACCAGCCATCGGATTTCTCCGCGTGCTGGTACATCTCGTAAAACTGGTTTTGTCCTTTTGGCGTCCCGATAAACACCGCCCATCCCTGACGGTCTGCAAGTGCAGGGCGAATAACACCGCCCCAGAGCTCCGGCTTGATATCCGCGTACTCGTCAAGGATTACCCCGTCAAGATAGATACCACGGAGCGCATCGGGATGATCTGCGCCGATGATATAGAGCCTTGCGCCCGGTGATCTTGCATGCCGTGTCGGCAGTTCGATATACAGTTCCGATTCATTTACTGCGCGCCCCGGTATTGGATTGGTATAGTATTTCAGGTATTCCCACGCAACGCGCTTCGCCTGATTGCGGTATGGCGCAACATAGGCATATACAGGTGCCTTTTTGTCATTGAGTATCGCCTTACGTATCATCTCATTGACCGTGCCGACCGTCTTTCCGAAACGACGGTGACATACCAGCACCGCAAAACGATTGGCAGTGAGCGCAGGATGTATCGTGTCTTTCCATATCGGTCGGGGCGTATATGGTATTACAATCTCAGCCATCCTTGCCCTCCCATCGGAACGTCAAGGGGCCGCCGTCTGCGCCACTGAGCGAAATCTTGTCGTTGAACATACCAATGTGCCTCCCTAGGAGCTCAAGCGCCTTGATCTTGTCGCAGAGTTTAACTTCGATGCCATTCGCTCCTTGCTTGATACTTGCAATCGCTGCACGCTGATCATCGGAGAGCGTGTCCGTGTCTTTGGGGGAGACCACCTGTATTGGAGATACTGTCCCGTCCCCATTCTCGTATGTCAACGTTTCCACGCACACATAATCCGAAGCATCCGCAAAGGCAACACGCGCCAGCTCCTTGACAACGCGATCTTGCGTTACTTCCGTACGCTTCTGGAGGTCTCTTTGACGACGCGAAATTTCGGCTTGAACCTTAACATTCCTTAACAGCCTCGCAGCCGCAGCTTCAGCCGTTTTCGCACTATATCCTGCGCGAATCGCTGCCTGTTTGCCATTAAAATCAATCAACCACTCATCGACGAATCGTATCTGCTTCGGTGTAAGTTTCACATCGTCACCTCCTTACTTATAAAAAACCCGGATATTTTACATTTCACGTAAACGAAGTATAAAAAACCACGAAAATTTATATCTCCCCCTCCTCGCCCAATAGAAAAGCCGCCTCATACGAGACGGCTAACCGTGAGGGGATATAGGAGGAGAGATCAGTGGTTTAGGGTTCTCCCTAAATAATCCACGCTATCATATTACCACGGAAAAAGGTGTTAATTAGACATGTCTATTTAATTTATTTTCGAGTTTTAGATATGCCTCTACAGTTCGAGCAACAATATAATCCCACATAGCCCTTAATGTCCTCTCCGACACAAAGAACTCCGTATTGAGAAACCGCTCCCGTATCGCCTCGCAGTACAGTCTTTGTGTCAGCACAAGCCACGCTCTACGCCCTCTCCCTGCCTTTTGGCGTGATGCCTTACGCCGTGCATCCAGAAATATTTGCTTGCGCTCCGAGAGCCCACGCTCTACAAACTCCACCGCACGCAGCCACGTATAGGCAGGATAGGTCTCGTCAAACTTGACGCCACGCAACGCCTCCGCCTCCGTCGGATGTCCCGGCAGATTCCCGCCTCCTCCCTGTACGGTGCCCCGCACATACTCCTCGCGTTGCAGTCGATAGGTTCTTAGCTCCTCCGCATAGTTCAGCAGCATCGATTCCGCGCGCTTGCGGTCTTGTCTGATCTCATCCGCGATCTGTAGAGCTGTATTGTTCTCAAGCAAAACTATTCCTCCTCGCTACATGAGATTTAGTTGATTTCCATCCCCGCTCCTGCGACGGTCAATCGCCAGCGTAAACGACGCACAGGCCTTTCCGCTCTGCGTGTACCGCACCTCTGGATCGCGTGTCAGGCGTCCGATTCCCACCCAATGATTCATCTCGATCTTCCCTCCTCAAATCGCTTGTCTTTGTTCATCATCCAAAAAGTCAAACAGCGTCGGCGCGGTCTGCTTCATCTCCTCCGCTTTGAGGTACCCGACGCCGTCGTGGAAATAATCTGCGTTGAGCTCCGTTGCCATCCCGCGGCGCCCATGCTTGATTGCGCACAGCGGCACGGTCATAAGCCCACCGAACGGATCAAAGATAAGGTCGCCCTCGTTGCTGTATCGATCAACGAGACGTTCTACAATGTCAAACTGCAGCGGACACACATGGAGCTGCTTGCCCTTCTGCGCCTGCAGGGTGTTCATGGTCCGCATGCGGTTGATATCGTCCCAGACCTCATCCGTCCAGCTGCCGGGCGCAACAACCATAAACGTGGACGGCAGCTTCTTGTCCTTGTCGAGCTCTTCCGCCATCGCGACGTGCTCCTCATAGTCATAGATGCTCTCACGGCTGTACTTCCGATAGACGCGCTGGAGGTCAGTCACCGGGAAGCTCATAACCTCCTCTTTTGTGAGCGGTCGATCGCCACTGCTGCGCCAATATCCATGCGCATCGATCTGCCACCGTCCACGCGTGTATTCCTCTTTGCTCTTTGTGACCGGATCATCCGCGTATGCTTTGGAGGTGTCCGTCGGCAGCTTGCGAAACAGCAGGATGTATTCCGGGCACCCGACGCCCATCTTGCTCCCGTCCTTGCACTGCTCCGTCCAGCCGAGGCGGTATGTCTGGTTATTCTCGCGCACAACGTCGGTCACGACCGTGATCATGCCGAAATATTGAAACCCGTGCCGCATATAGTGGTCGATGCAGAGGGCGTGAAAGGGCTCAATGGTCGGCATGCCCGTTCCCGTTGCATTGCCAAATAGCACGCGATCTTTGACGTGACAAGCGAATACGCGCCCGGGCTTGAGTATGCGCAACAGTTCGGGGCTTAGATAGTCCATCTGCTCAAAAAAACGCTCCGTATCCTCGTTGTGCCCGAAATCGTTATAGCTCGCCGTGTACTCATAATGATTCGAAAACGGGATTGACGTCACAATCTCATCGACGGAGTTCTCCGCCATCCGCTTTGTCTCCTCGATGCAGTCATTATGGATTGCCGTCCATCCGTCGCCCTTTACCTCCACGCGATCAACTCCTATGCTTCGTCCCATCTCAGCCGCCGCCTGTGCACCGCCAAGCCCATACTCTTTGATGATCTCCGCCATCTTTTGCGTCAGGTGATTGTACTGCGTCCATTTGTGCTGCAGTACCTTGAGTATTTCCTGCTCACTGTCCATGTAGATGATGTCTACGATCACCTTCTCCGGCTGCAGGAAGCGATGACAGCGGTGAATTGCCTGGATAAAATCGTTGAACTCATAGTCAATGCCGAGGAAGATCATGCGGTGACAATGCCGCTGAAAGTTGCACCCGCTCCCAGAGAGTTCCTTTTTCGTGGCCAGCAGTCGGAATTTCCCGTCCGAGAAATCGATTGTGTTACGCTCGCGCACGTCCATATCCTGTGCGCCGTATATTTCCCGCGCCTCCGGCAGCGCCTTTTTGATTGCGTGACGTTCTGCCTCGAGGTCGTGCCAGATGATAAAATGATCTTCCGGTGCAGCATCGATGATGCGTTTTGCCTCCGCCATCCGCGCATCAATGCTCTCCCGCTTTTCGCGTGCGGCTTCCTTTAGCCCCTGCGCGGCGTCATGAAACATCTTGATCTGGCCGTCTTTCTCCTCTGTGAGCTCTGCCGGCCGTCCGAGTTTGTGATAGCGCACCTCGAGTTCGGGCAGGTCATAGCCCGTATCCTCATAGCCGAGGTTCGACGGTTTTTGAATAAAGAGCGCCCATGTCGATAGCCACAACCAGAACTCTTTTTCCTTGTGCGGGTAGAGCGTCAGATTGTTTGCTTTTGTGCTGTCCCGCTTGAAAAAGCGTGTCAGCGCCTGCCCCGTGTCCATGATCTCAAGATATCCCGCGTAGTGAATGAGCTCTTTGTACTTGTTCGGCGATGGTGTCGCCGTCGAAACGAGCTTGTACGGCACGCCGCGAAACTTATCAAGAAACGTCTGATATGTCTTGCTCCCGAAGGAACGCAGGACAGCCGCCTCGTCGAGACTCGTTCCCGCGAAAGCGCGGGGATTTATATCTCCGTCTCGCACGCGCTCATAGTTGGTGATAACAAGCCACCCCGGCGCGGCTTCCACCTCCTCCATGTTGCGAACATAGACAGGTGCGTCCATGCCGAGGAGCCTTTCCGCGTCGCGCATAAACTCCTGTTTGACGCCCAGAGGGCACACGATGAGCATCTTCCCGCCCTTATGTGCGTGGATGATGCGGCACCATTCGAGCTGCATGACGGTTTTCCCAAGGCCGAATGCTGCGAAGATTGCCCTGCGCCCGCCTTGCACTGCCCACATGACCGCGTCGCGCTGGTGCGGCTTAAGTACGGGACTTATCTCCCCCAGATCAATGGCAATGCCGCTCTTTTTGGCAATCACCATCTTTGATCTCAAAAATCCAATATAATCAATGGTCATAGTTTCCTGCCTCCATCACCGTACCTCCCGAAATACAATATCCGTCTCCCGCATCATGTGCAGGAACAGCTTCTTTCTCAGCACATAGTCCAGTGTCCGCACCCCCTTGACCTCGATCACCTCGCGCCGGCCATCGTCATACTCGACGAGGAAATCCGGTGTATAGGTGATTGGCCTCTGCGGCTTTCCCTGGTTGTCCCGGAACCCCTCAAGCAAGGTGTACGTCGGCTGACATTCAAGGTGCTTAATCTCACCGAGCCGCATTTTCTCGCGGAGCATCATGTACCACTCCGACTCACGCTTGCTGTCAAAGGTGCGTCCGCAGACCATTGTCTTGCGTGCATTGTACTTGTTCGGTTTCCCGCGTGTATACAGAATCATCTCTCATGCTCCTCGAAATAGAATTTGACGGGTCTGCCCGTGATCTGAATCAATCCATATGCCAACGCGAGGCGAAACGTCAACAGCTTTTCCAGTCGCCCGGGGATAAGACTGAGCTGCTCACGCAAGCCCTCAACACTCATGGTCGACTTGTAGAAATTACACTGCCGACACGCGGGTCGATAGTTCTCCAGCTCATCCTTGCCGCTGAGATAGACCGCCTGTACATGGTCGACCTGCATCTCCTTGATATCGATTTCCCTGCCGCAGTAGGCGCAGTGCCCGCCGTACATCGCGTAGACCTGCGCCCGCATCTCCTTCGACAGGGCTTTCCTTCTGCGCGATCCTGTGATTCTATGCCTTGTCTCCCGCATCACGTTCCCGATTGCTTCCCGTGCCGTCGGGTCGGATTTCCTGCAAGGTGTGTATTCGTCCATGCCATCACCTCATCCGTATAGTTCTTCTCTCAGATCGTCAATCAACTCTGAGAGTTCCTGCCTATCCATGTCTAGGAGCGGATAATCGTCAATGTCGTACCCGAGTTCACGCAGGAGTATTTTTGCGTATTCAAGCTGCCCTTTTGTCGGCTGTTCCATCTCGTCGCCTCCTCAGAAGTACCCGCGCTTCTTGTTCTTCTCGTTCACGCGCCGATGCAGTTCGCCGCGCTCATCCTCGTCGTAGCCCATCGCATTAAGCCACGAGACGCACACATGGATGACGTCCGTGAGTTCAAGCGCAATGCGATCTTTCGCCGCTTTTGCCCTATCAGGGTATTCTCTGCTGTATCCGTTCTCAAATAACGTACGATACTCCGGCGTCTCTTGAATGACCTCGTTCGTCTCCTCCGACAGCTTCGCGACCCACTTAACTGTTACTGCATCCTCGAATTTCGTGCACGGCTGCGGCTTTGTCATATCAATCTCCTGTGCCATCTCAGCACGCTCCTTTCATGCGCCAATCTGCGCCCTTAATCTCCACACGCTCGCACATCCCGTAGATGCGCGACATGATCCGCTGCCCCTGCATATCGTCAATCACGTTGCCACGCTTGTCTACGGTCGCCATATGCCCGATGATCTCCGTCGGGCTGTAATTGCTTGTCACGACCGTCTGCAATCGCTCGTTGTACCTGTGATTCACGATGCAAAAGAGCTGCTCGCCCACCCACTCACTCATCTTCTCCGCGCCGAGATCATCCAGCACGAGAAACGGCGTCTCCTTGACCGCCTGCACCGTCTCTACTGTCTTACCGCCGTCAAACGATGCGCGGATGTCTGCCATGAGATCAGGCACGGAGGCAAAGAGCACAGATTTTCCGGCTCTCGCTCGCTCATTGGCGATGATTGCCGCAAGTTTTGTCTTGCCCGTACCACGCACGCCGTAGACAAACAGCCCACCGATCTCACCGTCGACCATCATGCGCGCCGCATCTACCGCTCCTTTGTTTCCGCCCGTCACCTCGTAATCTGCGAACGTATCCGTCTCATAGGCGCGTGGAATGTGCGCTGAGGCAAAGAGGCGTGCAATCCGCAGACGCTCCCTCCTGTTGCGCTCGTGCTTGCAGGGGCTAAGAACGTGGAAGAACCGCCCGTGAGATGTCTCCACCATCGGAATCATCCCCTGTGACGTCTGCTTGCAGCTCTCCCCCGTGCATCCGCGGCAGAGGTCTTGCAGGCGCTCAATATGCGCAATCTCATCCCGATGCCGCTCGATCTCCTCCGCCGGCAGGTCGTACTTCCCACGGAGGGACGTAGTTTCGGTTTGCCGCCGCGAAATCTGGATACCTCTCGTCGAGAGCATCTTTGCTATGACTGATATGTGCTCCACTCTGTCTCACCTCCTGTTTCAGTGGGAACAGCCCTTTCCAGCTGTTCATCACGCTTTGATTGACAATCGCAGCCTTCTCCTCGTCCGTGCTTCCCATCCCGTCAAGCTTCTTGAAGAGCAGAGAAAAGGCATGCTCCGTAAGCGGTGCTTTGATCTTCTTGCGCATCTCCACGAATCCTCGGAGAGCCTCGAGGAGTTCCGCATTGTCGGTGTAGTCCTCTAAAGGAAAGGTGCCAGCCTTTTCTTTTTGCTTTTCTTTTTTTGTTTCAGTTTCCGTTTTACGTTTATGTTTTATATAGTGTCCAGTAATTGGGGTAGTAATTGCACCATCTATTGGGGTAGTAATTGCACCATCTATTGGGGTAGTAATTGGGGTATTTGGGTTACCAATTACTGGTGCAATTCCAAGCTCGACAAGTTGATATTGTGTCGCTTGATGTTTCCCGCCCCGAATGGTTTTTATGTACCCCGCTTGTTCGAGAACGCGCCGCGCTTCCGCTATGGTCTTCTTATTCCGTATTCCAGTCATCAAACAGATTTCTGCGTCTGATGCGGGAAAGCACTCCGGCCAGCCTCTCATGTTGGCAATCTGAAATAGTCTCATGTAAACAGTGAAAGGGGTGCCGGGGAGGTTCCCCGCACTCATGGTTAGAAATGTGTTGAGCTGTCGAATGTAGTCCATGCCGCGTCCTCCTTTCTATGCATTTTTACGGGATTTACGATTGAGCCGGTACACATCTGCAACCCGCTCATCAATCTTCACGGGCTCGAGCATGTACCGTTTGAGAAAATCCGTCTCTCCCATGTTGTGGCAGAGATTGTGATGCTTTCGACATAGTGGGAGCGCGGGGCGTCCAATGTGGTTGATACGCGCCCGATTGTTCCCCATTCCGACGATACCGCCGTTGCAGTGATGCAGGTCCGCTTTCCTCCCACACACCGCGCATCGCTTATTCATCAGACACGCCCACACATAGCGTGGAATGTCCTCTGAGAACTGATACAGCGGCTCTCCTACGTCAACGCCATGCAACAGGCAGAAATCTATGAGATACGTGATGAACAGCCGCGCAGTCGTCATATCGCAATCAGACAGCGAGAATGTCCTTCGCAGTGTCTCTGTCTCACCGATGAACATGAGCTTTAGCATCTCTTTCATGCACTCCAGCGGGGTATATCCCCACCATGCAGCGATGTAGGAGATCAGCACATAGGCTTTCTTTCGCTGATCGGCGGATATGTGCCGCTCGTCAACAAATTCCACACCGACGGTAGGTTGATACCCCTCTGGTCTCTTTTTGCCATGAGGAAACGGGACAAAGACCGTAAGTCCATCGTCCCGCTCCTCCATGACCTCACCGAGAAGAACCATCAGAACGGAATGTCGTCATCATCAACGGCATATCCCCCGTGCGTCTCTGTCTCGATGCGTTTCTTCTCCGGCGGAGTGATCGCCTCGATGCCCTCAATCGGAAGGATAGAAATGCACTTTGTCGAGGTGTAAATCTTTCCGTTGTAGGTATACTCCTCTTCACGAAACTTGCCGCCGAAGAGTTTGCCGACAAGGCTCTGCTCATCCCAGTTCCATGTATAGCCCGGATTGGACTTCTCGATGTTCTGGAGCATCCCCTTAAACCGCCCCTGCTGTTCGCCAGCCGTAAGCTGGTAGTACATGCCGCCCCATTTTGCCTCGGCGTTTCCCACCTTACGCACATCATATTGCTTGCGGTAGTAGCCCCTGTGCGGGCCACTCTCAATGTCAAAGGCGATTGTCAGCATCTCTGCGCCACTCTTTGACTCGCCCAGCTGCACCTTGACGATACGGCACTCATAGCCCCCCGGCGGCAGGGGAATGTACTCCCCTGTGATTGCCGCTGTCGTATCCCAGTCATTTGGTTTCTGCATCATGTCAATTCTCCTCCTGTTCCACCTCTTGGCGGCGTTCCCATTCGGTGTCTTTTTGAACGAGCGTCTGCATCAGCTTAAACACCTTTTCCTTGTGATGTGTTGCCACAATTTCAAAGCCGTTCGCATTCTCTTCAAACCCACGGACATTCTTCGGGAGTGCGGGTTGAAAGGTTTTTGTCTGCGGATTCAAGCGCATCCAGGGGCGAATTTTGAAACGCCACTTCAATGCGTCATATCCGATCTTCTTAAACAGATGGTTTTGTGCCTCCACCTCATTTGCAGCGATAATGCTCGGAAACTGCCACGCTCGCTGAGCAGAGTTCCAAATACGATAAATGATGCGCTTAGGACGCTTTGACTTCCGTTTCACCATCATCGTCCTCCTCATACTTCTTCAGTGCGGCAATGACCGCAGCCATGTCATTTGGAATCTCCTTCTCGAAACAATCCATCGGGCTCTTTGCCGTCGAGTGATCTGCCTGTGTCACAAAGACGTGCCGCCCGTCCAGAGCTTTTGCCCAGAGCACCGTTGTAAATTTGGACTCAAGGACAATCTTGTCCAGCTTGCGCCCGCCCGTCTTGACGTGCGTCCATTGGTAGCCACTCTCATCATGCTCCGTAAGGGAGTGGGCGATAAAGACGACGGTCAAATTCTCGCGCAAGAGGTGTGCATCCGAAACAATGTTCCACACACACTGCGCAAGGTCGACGAACTTATCGAATCCGCGTTCCTTCGCTCTGCGCATCTCATCGTCCACCATGATGGTGGTGAGACCGTCAATGACGAGCGTGTCGAACTTATCCGCCCATTCTCCCTGCATCTTCTGATAGATAGCTTCAATGGTCGGAACGCTTGATGTCTGCGTGTAGTTCTTCTTCGTTCCGTTGTACTGCTTCTTCCAGCCCTTCCACGAGAGCCCCTTGCGGTCTGCATCAACGATGAACGTACGCTCCGGGTCAAGGGTGCGGAGCGATGTTGTCTTGCCGCTCCCGCTCTCTCCGTACAGCAGAATTGCTCTACTCATTTTCCTACCTCCACATAGAAACTCGGCGCGCCCTGCGTCACCGTCATGCCCTCCACAACCTGCCCTGTGGCACTCACAACGCGCCCGTCTTCCATCACGCGCAGCGTTTTCTTGTAGTCGCCCCAGCGCACGGATTCCTCTCGCTTAACGAAAGAATCATCATCACCCTTGACGAATGCGAGGAGAGCGGCGTTTGTTGCTGTCACCTTATCCTCGCCGATCTTCCACGTCTCACCACCCGCGCGGAACCCGACCGTCCCTGAGGGCAGTTTTACAGACTTCTTCTTGCCGTCTGCAATCTTCTCTGTTGCCCACGGCTCGAGCAGCCCCTTGAGGTAGAAATCACTGCTCTCAAGCTCTGCAAGCGCATCCGCCCGCCACTTCTCATAACGTGCAGTCATCTGCTTGTACTGCTCCTCGATGAGTGCCCGCGCCTTTGCGTTCTCCTCGAGTTTTTCGAGGCACCACTCCGCGCTCGCCTCATCGGTCACCGCGAATGGCTTCTTTTCCTCCTGGTATGCCGCAATCTGTTCGCTCATGATGCCAACACCGCCTTCCTAAATACGTTGATATTGCGTCGGTGTGCCTGTGCGTGCTCCTTGACCTTGCGCTCGTACTTGTTGTAACTGAGCGCAGAATCAATCGTCACAAGCGCATCGCCGGAAAAACTATCCTTGTCAATGTAAGTCAGCTCAATGTGTGCCGCCCCCTGATAGCGACGCATTTCCGCCGAGAGGAGTGTCAGCCTCCCGAACGCTTCCTCAAGCTCCACGAGGGCTTTCAGTCCCTTGGGAAGCCGCTTCGGAATCCTCATCTGCATCCTCCTCATCAAAATCCCACGAATATGCGGAGAGGTACACCTGCTTCGCGCCCTTGAATAGATCGCAGCGGTCCATCTCCCTTACGATGTTTATCGCATCATCCATGTCCTTGGCTGTAACATCGATCTTCCCATAAATTTCAAAGTTTACTTCGTATTTCATTTGATTTACCTCCTATTCCGTGATACAATCACGGTGTAGAACTTATTCTTCTGCGCTCAGAGCGGTGCCAGCCGCTTCGGGCGCTTTTTCTTTTGCGATACGCGCCGCGTTCAGGAACATCATACGCGTTCTAATCTGTGCGATCTGCTCCTCCTTCGTTTCAAGCTCATCGATCATCGACAACAAAGTGTTGAACGCCACGTCGATCAGCTTGTATGGCTCTCCACAAAACATCTCCTGTGAGCGGCCTTTATCATCGACGGCCACGGAGATAAACAGCCTACTTCTGATCATCTCAGCCGTAAAGTTATCAAGCTGCTCTTTTGTCATTCCTGCTCCTCCTTCACCCAGTATGTCACCCGAATCTCATCGCCGGGGTAAATCTCCCCCTTGCGCTCCATCAGCCATGGGTTCAGCTCCTCGATGCCGGATTTGTATTCGAGAATGTAGCGGCGGGTTCCGGTGTTTTTGCGGGTGTACTCCTCCGCGATGTCCCAGAGCGTATCTCCGGGGCGCACGGTGTAGGTCTCTTCAACCAACACAGCGTCCCGGGTATCGTCCCATGGATTCACAGCACCCGAGCAGAGCGCCGCAACGCCTACAAACGCCCCACCGATCGCGATGTGTTTCCAAAACTCACGCATGAGCTCTGACCTCCTTTCTCTCTTTGAGTTTGCCCGTATAACGAGGGAGTGAGTGTATATACTCAACTACCCACGAATACGGCACCTTGCGATTCTCAGAGCCACGTTCAAGAACAAACGCCAGATCGCCGCTCTCGAATCGCTTGGCAACAGTCGCCGTTGAGCATCCGAGGATCTCTGCAACCTCTCCGACACTCAACAGACGTTCTTGCGGTACCTCCGCAGGTTTCGGAGGCAGATAGACAACCTCCGGCAGATGCTCAATGATGCGCTGCGTCGCCGCCTCTGACTGTTCAGCGACTTTCTCTGCGGCGATTCGCTCGACAGCATCCGTGAGCACTTTCACGATGTCGAGCGTCGCTGCGTCAGCCGCTTTCCTTGGCATATCCTCACCTCCAGAAATAGACCGCCAGTATGGAGAACAGCATAACTGGTGCTGTCAGGCAGACGATCGTTATAACGAAGTCCCAGTCTATGACACCCCGCACATACTTCACCTCCTATCGGCATTCACGCCCCGCCCTTATTTGCTATCTACCATGATTCGCCTCAACGAGAGACGGGACGTGACCTGCCATCATCAGCGCAGGGAGGTCATTCCCTGCGGACGGGCTTGCGCCCGTTTCGGCTTTTACGTTTGTTTCTCCCGTGGTACAATACCCCTGAAAGGAGTTGTCCACATGATTGTCATTTTCTCTGGCCTCCTCGGCTCATTTCTTGCGTTCCTGCTCACCTATTACAAAGACCGCAAAGAGCAACGCAACCGCCTCAAAGTGAACTGTCGTATTCTCTTACATGAAGCGAACCGCCATCTGTTTTGGTTGACCAAAATCCCTGTTGCCGATCTCTCCTATTGGTTGCGAACACAAGATGACTTCAAAGAATGGGAAACCCTCAAATACCAACTTGCAGCATTCACAACAGACGAGTTTGGGATCGTCTTTGAACACTTCACAAAAATGAAAACAATGAAGGCAACCTTTACCGAATGCCCAGAGGTAATCGGTTATCCCGAGGACTCTATAGAAGAAGCAATTCGCTTCGCCTCAGAAGCCCATAAACTCCTGTGTTGGTACGCTTATAGAGATGACCCCGAAAAGCTGCGCAAGTATTATCCAGATGCCAACCCAGATAAATCCCCCTACGCCAGAAACGAAAATAAGTTTTTTCCAATCCAGTTCCCGTTTCACCTCTGATTCGCGAATCATCCGGCGAAGGAACTGATCCTCATCCGTCTGCCAAACTCTGGTTTCCACAAGCAGAAATTTGATATCCTGCAATGTCTTTTGCGCGGGCTCGTTCGCATCCCATGTCACACCGATACGGTGTTTCAGGTAATCGCTCATCCTCTCACCTCCTTTGCCTCTCGATGAGATATGGATTTGTTCAACGTTCTGTTTCATAACGTCTTTTTGCACAAAAAATCTACACTACACCCCAAAACTTCAGAAAGGCGGACAAGCATTTCTGAATTAACTCGATTTGTTCCGCTCTCCCAAAGTGAAACGGTCTCACGAACCACTCCAACTTTTTGAGCTAATTCTAGTTGAGTTAAACCTTTACTCAAACGGGCGGCTTTCAGTCCTTCCACTATATCCCTCCTCTCAAGTCGACGAGTTATCTTTCATTACATTACTGATTATACGTTATGTAAAATAACTTGTCAAGCAAAATGTAATTTAAAATAACGTATTTTATATTCTCTTTTTGTAATGTATAATTACGTTATGAACAATCACTTTTAGAGGCAGGTGAAATGATGAATACTGGAAAACGATTGCGAGAGTTACGTGAGGCAAAAGGCTTATCACAGGAAGAAGTAGCGAAGGCTATAGGTGTAGGGCGTGTTACATATCTAAAATATGAAAATGGTGAAAATCGTCCTGTCCGAAAACTAAAGGAACTTTCTTCTTTTTTTAAGGTTTCCATAGACTATCTGCTTGGTAATTCAGATTCTCTTACTACCCCCACTGGACAAAAGATTGACGCACGCACACGTCGCCAGCTCGAAAAAGTTCTTGAGGACGATGAACTTACATATAACGGTGTAGTTTTGAACGCAGAGGACAAAGAAAGAGTAAGGAAAGCACTTGAGCTTGCCTTCTGGGATATAAAAGAGATGAACAAACGCAAGAAGTAAGGGAACGAAAGAAATGTAGGGAGGTGTGTTTGTTGTCTCTGAACATCCCTTTGCGCGTGAGAAATCTAGTGGAAAAATACGATACGTCAGACCCGTATCGGCTAGCCAAAGAGCTCAACTGTGTCGTACTTTTTGCTGATCTTCCCATGACCGTCAATGGATTCTGGAAAAGAATCTTGCGCCGCAAGCTGATCATGATCAACGAAAATCTCACAGAATGGCAACAAGCGGCGGTGCTCTGCCACGAGCTCGGTCATGTCATTTGCCATCCGGGGTATGCTGCATTCTCCATGCATATCGTTTCTTTTTCCAGTAGCCGGATAGAAGATGAGGCAAACGAATTTGCCGAGCGGCTCATGTCTTATCGCTACGATTTGGACGAATATTATGTAAGTCGTTTCCTCGTTGAAGGTTGGCATCCTTAGTTTTATTGATTGAATTAAAGTGTGCAGGGTTCAATTAGGGAGTTATTTACCATGAGTCAGATGTTTCTTGTCGTCGCTATATGCTCGCTTCTTATTGTTACATTCCTCATACTTAAATCTGTACTTCATGTAGTCAAACCATATCTAAAGCAGTTGATTAGATTCGTCCAAAGCCGCCCCTATCTCAAACGAATCTTCATCATTTCTCTGATTTGCATACTATCCTTCATTGGATTCTATGCAACAAAGGAACAACCCAAGCCACCGGTCGATAACCGCACTGTAACAAATTCTCGTCCAAAACCAATTACAGATCCATCTATGTCCCGTGAGGAAAAGCAAGAAGCAATCGAAAATCGTTGGAGACAAAAAAATAAGGACGGTGACATTGGATTAAAAGAACGTGGTCCTGGTTGGAATAACGGTGACGAGTTCAATGAGGTGCAAAAATGAGATCAATACGTTGATGGGGTGATTATGTGGAGAGCGCATTTATTGCCTTTTTTGCTTTATTCTTTTTGCTATCTATGCTGTTTGTTCCTGCTATCTTCAGCTACATGGCTTTGCCATATTTTTTTATGATGATGTCACTTTTAGCTGTTGGTAAATTTTACTCCTCAGAAGTAATCTTTTTCGCCCCCGTTATTTTCTTTATCGCCTATTTCTTGGAAATACATTTATCAAACATATCATTTACCATCAACACACCTTGGCCAACTGGTAAAAATGTTACGGGCAACAACAAAGAAGATCATACCCGCATAAAAAGATTGATTATCGTTCATTATATTATGATCATATATATCATCATTGTCTTATCTTACTATGCATATCAATAA